TTATTCTGCAAAAACATCATAATTACGAGCAGGACGCGTAAACATAGATTTCAAATCCCAAGGCAAATCTTCATTCATAGCCTTTTGCAAGGCAACTTTAATAGACTTGACACGTGATTTATAAGTTTCCGACTGGAATTGATTTTCAGTCTGTCTACGTGTATTCTCCAATTGAGCATTTACCGTATTAGCTTGTTCAGTCCAATACTGTTGGTTGGTCAACTCCGTACGGGCTATAGTTTCCGAAAGCTTCTGGACTTCATGTTTCGCCTGTTCATCCGTAAGTTTCTTCTGTGAATACCTTAACGCAATATCAGCAGCACCTTGTGCAAGCTGGAGTTTTTGCGCTTGTGGCAAAAAATCCAACTCCTTTTGACGGAACAAATTTTCAGTAATCGCCAATTGCGTACGCGCTTTGCTTTCAGCAATATTCTGTTCATTTACTGCCATGTTAGATACTTTCAGATTGTTATCGAAATCAGCGATAAGCCTATCCAGAGCTAAACGGGCTTCTTTCGTTTTGGCTTCTGTTCTCATTTGGAGTATTTGTGCAATAGCTTTTCCGGCAATGTATTTACCCTCGATACGCAGGTTATCCGCTTGTGCTTCCTTTACCTTGCGGTCGGGCATAGAGGACAGCACATCAATAGCGCGACCAAGTCCGGCAGTAATACCGGAATAGTCAGCAGAGTAGGGGGTAGCGGTAGGCGGTGTAACACCTTGTCCGGATGGAGCAGCACCGGAGGGTGCAGCACCAGCAGAACCGGACATAGCTTGAGCAGTTCCAGCAGAACCGCCATTCATCATCAGATAGGGATTAAGTCCAGCAGCTTCAAGGCGTTCACGTTGAGCAGACGCCGAGTTATACTCGTTGTTCTTATTCCACATATCCGTCTGGAATTGTTGCTGGTTTTCAACCAAATCCCAAGCATTTTGCTTTGAATCATTATAAAATTTCCATTGGTCACCAAGTTGTTGTTGATACATTTCCTTATTATAGGCGACCTGTTTGTCAAACATTTTTTCATTAAATGCGTTGTTCATTTGCGCAATCTCTTTATTTGCAGAGTTTTGCGCGGCGGTTGCACCAGCACCGCCAATAAGAGATGCACCTGCACCGATTGCAGAACCAACAACACCAGTCATCGCTGCTGCTCCCATAATTGTATAATTTTTTCGTTTAACATAAGATTTTTAATTTTTATTTGGGCGTCCGGGCGGGCTATCCGCTCAAACAAATTCGCTTCGCGAATACTCGCTCCTATCCCTGACGCGCTTCACTACGTTACGCAATGATAACAGGAGGCGTCGTCCAAGACGACAGAGCGGTGTTCGCTCTCCCGAGCTCACGAGTTATAAATTTTTCCTTATCTCTCAAGATGTGCAAAGATAAAGTAGGGCTAAAATATCCGTTTATCAACCTGTACCAAAAATCGTTAAATATACGCGCGCGTAAACGCACACGCACATTTAACAATTTTTACTACAGAACGCCAAACGTATATTTTTTCCCTGCATTGCTTTTTTGCACGTCTCGAAAGAAAAGGAAAAAAATATATTTAGGGTTCTTCAGTCGGGTTCACTTCATACGGGGCAGGTTGTTCGGTCTGCTGTTCGGCAGCGGCAGCAGCTATCATCTCATCCTGTGAACTCATCAGATATTGAGACCATGCCATAAGTTCGGAAGGTGACTGTATAAACCGTGATTTCACGAAACTACACAGTTGTTCATCGCTCAACTTAGAACGCAATTCACGCATTTTAGGTTCATTCACTGAAAGGTTCTCAAAATAAGCTAACAAACGGTCTTTAGTCATCTTATCCAATCGTTGCTGATTGAATAACATATAAATGTCAGAAGTAAGCGTAACAACTTCTTCGCCGTTCACTTCCAATCTTTCAAAACAAAACTCATTAACCGGACTATTTTCGAGAAACTCACTTTGTTTCAATTCTTTAGCAGATACATTATAAGGCTTAAACTCATCCAAATAAGGTTCTACACGTCTTTTAGTACACCACATAATAAAATATATTTATAAAATTAAAATACTAATAAGGTAAACCGTCCGTGTCAAGATTACGAACTACTTTAATATCAAAGAAAGAACTACACAAAAAATTATCGGTAGATATTTCACTATTAACAGCAACCGCAAACAACGGGTCAAGACAATTTGGGTTAACCTTAAAGAATGTATAGTTCATAGGTTTAACCGAGGGAACAGGACCATCAAGGCTACCAGAAAAAGATAACTGATTAGCAACCGAAATATTGCTATAAGAAATAACCCAATTTTTCAAAGTATCTTTAAAACCACCGATAGAAGAATCCACAGATGTTTTATAGTCAATATAGCGAGGGGCATAACCCAATACCAAGGATGAATAAGGGGTAAAATTAACACCATTTGAAGTTTTAGGCGGATTCATCATTTTAGCAAATGGCACGGCTTCCATACCAACACGGTCAAATTCGGGGATAGCATAATCAGTCGCATTAACTTTAGTAAATGAACTTTCGAGTAAGTCTACAGTATAGTCCAAAAGAGGTAAACAATGATAAATACACATAATAACACCATATTTACCACCAGCGTTAAAGTTAATATAACCATTAGAAACACCTGTGCCTTTTCCTGCTATATCAGCGGCGTTATCACCTGTAATATTACTGTTTACAACTTCATTAATATCAAGACTTGAACTAATACCACCAAGATAAGTACACAATTCAGAAAAACCGTCACCTACTGAAACATTCCAATGTTTTTCTATCTGGTCTTTATAGTCCTTGTTACCTGATTGTGTGATTTCTTTCCATTTCTGCAAGAACTCAGCCTGGCGAAGTGCAAGAATAGTGAATTCAGCAGGGTTACCAGATTCAACATTAGAAGTTTGAACAACAGAAGAAGTACCATATTGTTGATGGGGGACAAGACCGTGAAACAAATCCTTTTGCCAATTACAATAACGCAAATCAAACATATTATAATTATCTATAATAGGGTCAGAGTCAGAGCCTTCAAGATAAGATTCTATACTGTTATCATTAGTAACACCGTCCATAAAGTCAACATTAAAAGTTGAGGGCGAAACCTTTTCCCATTGACTATCACGATAATAATCGGCATAAATCTTCTGATAAGCAAGAAAACCAAAAATATTGAATTTGATATTATTCAAAAGCGGATGTTCATCCCAAGTAAACTGGTCACCTTTAGCGTAAGGATAAAAATTACCATAGCCGAGATACTCCATAAGTTTAGCACTACAAAGAGAACGGGAATAACCGAAATAGTTATCTCTATCCGAACTTTCCGAAACATGGACAAGATACTTTGCAAGACCAGCAGCCGTAATAGAGGGCATAGTACCAGCCAAAACAAAATTCTTAGTAGGGTCAAGAGATACAGAATGTTGCGGATTGTCATACATTTGTGTCAACACCGTGTTAGCCTTGTTCCATAGCAAATCATAAGGTACAAAATAGAAATCGTAATACTCACGAATACGGGCAAATGCAGCCGTATTAATGGGTTGCGTACGAGTAAAGGACTTAAGATTGATTTTAAAGCTATCACCAGGGAGTACTTCTTTCACCATAACAGGAAGAAGTTCACCAGCTTTAGCAGTGAAATTTTTCTTAAACGAAAGGTCGAAACCATTTCGGGATGTCTTATTTCTAAGACTTTTTAAAGACATAATATTTGCCATAACAACACAATTAAAAGTTAATACTATTCATTTTCATCAATGAAAATCTTATTTAAATCATTCAATTTCTTATGCTTGATACGGTCATTAAAAAGCTTAGATACCTGCGTAGAGTATTGAGAATAGACAGGTGTTTTCTTATACAATTCCATATCAGTACGGAAATTATCATAGAAGTAGGGATATATAGTGTTTTCCCATTCGTCAGACAACAAATCACCATCACCGTAAAAATCTTCATTTTCAAAGAATAGCTTTTGAGATTCAAAGAAATCAGTAAGGTGCATATAATCCAATTGACTATAAAATTCTTCAATAAGCTTCAACTTTCGTTGCTGCTCCGACAAGGTGGGCCTATCGCAAACAGTATATAAGAAGTGCTTAGAAAGAAGAAGTTCACCGTAGACACGATGGGCATACCTATCAAATTCGATACTATCCAATGGATAGTTAACTACTTCTGCATCATAGAAATACTTACAAAGTTCATAAAGCTGTCGTTGCTCATGCAGAGCACCACTATCAAACAAATCCAAACAATAAGAAGACTTATTAAGATGGAACAGATAAACAAATGTAGCTACTTCTTTTGCCAACGCGAACGTTGTTTCACAGGACGGGAATAGACACCGCGCTGTATCATAAGTTCGGTAGCTATAAGCACGTTCGTGTGTAGATTTATCAAGGTATCCTCGACATTTGGGATAGAAGTAAGAGTAAGCCGACCGCCAGACATCAAACTCCTTATATTTTCCATTGAGTACGAGGCTTCTTTTAATAAAGTCATGAGGGGTAAGCGCATATACTTTCGAGCGTTGACCTTGCAAAAAGCCTTGACCCAACCTTTGAGAATGTAGGCAGAATGGACAGACGGAACGCATTTTAAGAACTTCGGGTACAAGCACACTACTGTTAACATAACCCGCAACGTATGATGAGCACTTTCCTTCGGAAACTTGAACGTCGATACGACCAAAGGGCCATGCTTTAGATACAGCTTCTGAACATATTTGTAGGGCTTCTTTTGAGTTGAGGAATAATAAGAGATGATAATGCGGGCGGAAATGTACGGGTCCGTATTCGCCAACGGCATAGTAACGCACTTTCTCTTTGAACAATCGTTTAGTAACATAGTAACGAAATCTTTTTAAAAATAATTGTAAATCAGTTTTTCTAAGGTAGGGGATAGAACCACATAGATTGAACTTCTGTTGAAGCAATTCCAATTGCGAGGGTTCAGATTCAAATACGCCAAGACTTTCACCAGTTTCAAAGTCTACCAAATCATAACGGCACAACAGACCGAAATCCGTATCATCACCCTGATACATAGGGGTAGCAATAGGCAGATAGTTAGGAGCGTAAGTGAGAGTCACAAAAACGGTGTACATAGAACAATAACTTTCTAAATCACATTGAAACGCATAACGGGAGTTTTTAGCAAGAATGCAAGCTTTACACTTTCCACAAGGAACAGTCATACACTCATGCGTATAAGGATTAACTATCCTTTGAGGATTGAGACACTTACAAAAAGGGTTAAATAAAGCCATTACTTATAATCAACATCAACTTTTGTACTATCCACAGAAGTAGCCTGTGACTGCTCTGTAGATTGAGAACTATTAGTATTGTTTTTACTGATACTCATAGACATAGTGCATGAGATACAAAGCCATAAGGCGGCAATAGCTAATACCGCCTTGACTATAATTTCGAGTGTTTTGTAAATTTTCTGATTATCCATAACATTATTCAAAAACGGGTACAACAAACATACAATAACCGGAAGTAACAAGAGGCTCCGAAAAATTAACTAAGGATTCATAAGATATAAAATAACGAAGAAAAGATTCTCCAACAGCATTAGAAAACGTAACATTATATCCAACAACTTTCATAACTAAAAATTTAAAAGGTTAATAATCTATTGTTTCATAACTTAAAAAAGTCCAACCATAAGCAAGCGCATAAGCCTTAAATACATTAGAGGCTTCAAAAAGGGAACAATCCTTGAATGTTTTCACATGGAAACACTCGTTAAAGTCCGCGTAACGAACGATTACCTTACAATATCTCTTTGAATACTGTTTAAAAAAAGAATGCGCCATAACATTTGTAATTAGTTACAGCGCAAACGTAATGAAAAAAAATGTAAATGGTGTAATATCAATATTATGTTTAATATATGATATCATAAACTAAAATAAACC